TGAGATAGTGGCGGAACTGGTAGACGCTATGATGAAAAACGAAGTACAAGTTTTTTTAAAAAACCTAAATAAAAAAGTATTAGCGTACTTAATAAAATAGGGTTGTTGGTTCGAATCCAACCTATCTGACAAAAATTCCACAGAAAGTACTCGTTCTGTAAAATAAGTGCTAACGTTAAAATATATGCGAAGTATGAAAGAAGATAAGAACAAACTTGAACCAATGCTACGGGCCTTTAAAGCAGGACACATAACACTTGAATTTGCAGTAGATTTCATATTGCGTATATATAGTGTTAGCAAACGTTTTAATTACAATAGTTTTTGGATAGGAGTTAGTGTTGGTGTATGGATAAGTCTAATAATATTATGGTGGAAACTTTAATGTTTGCTAACGTTTTGTGTATGAGCAGTAACCCTCACAGAAGTTAGCAAATAGAAACAAAATTAATAATAAATAACTTTAGAAATTATGACAACACTGAAAATAGTAAACTTGATGATGCGTTCATCTGACACGAACCCTTATATTGGGAAATTATCAAAGAAAGACAATGTATTGACAGCAATAGAACTTGCTAAACTATGTAAAGACTTTGCAGATAAAGGACAAACTGATGAAGCAATGGGTATTGAAAGCAGCCAATGGGTAGAAGTAATAAGCAGATTAGATAGCAAGAGCCTTAATTGTGCCTAACGGTTTGCCACTTTGCGTAGTGGCAGATTTTGAAAACAAAACTTTTAATTTAGCAATAAACTTAAATAGAATTACAAATCTTGAAGTTACCACCGAAACTGCAATTACGCAAAATGGTTGTTAGGTGCAGTGCTTCTCACAAACTTTAAAGATATGGTTACTCAAGGAGAAATAGAAAGAATGATAAAAAGTTTGCAGTCATATATTGACGATTTGCACGAAACAAGAAAAGATACAATGGAAAAATACGGTGGACTAACTACCGAAGCAAATCAAGATTTTGATTCCGAACTCACTATTTTGGCTAGTCAGATTAAAATTTTGGAATGGGTACTATCTTAGGATTGCACCTAACGTTTTGCAACTTGGCGAAGTGGCGGATTTAGAAGCAGAAAGTTTCAGTTTAGCACAGAACTTTATTAGAAAGCTAAAACTTGATTTAAACACCGAACCCGCCATTTTGCCAAATTGCTGTTGTGCGTTCGGCTTTTTTACATTCCAAGTAGTTTTGGTAAATAATCTAATGCTACTGGGTCACGTTCTTTGAAATAATTTTGTGCGTTTTCAGGTATCCAATGGTCATCAATGAATTTGATAAAAATTGGTAAAAGGTCGTTTTTGTATTGTCTTGCTTCTACCTCCATACCATTAGTAAATCTATGGTTATACATTTTGAAGTCATTGGCAAAATCAGGATGATTATTCCTTAAATATTTAGCAAATAGAAGTCCAACACTCACGTCTGGTCTTATTTCTTTTCCTGTAAAAGCCTTATTTGGTATTTGATAACCTAAGTTTTCAAATTTTCCATAAAGCCTTACAAAAAGCTCGCTAATTACAGAAAAGTAACCTTTATCTGTTCTGTCCCAATTGTCATTAAAACGAACAACAAAGTTTGGTGTTTCAAGTCTGTTAATTCCGTAACTACCTGTTTTTCTGATAGCGGGGATAACTTCTTTAGTGACCCATTTTCTAAAACGTTTTGCTGATGGTTTACTACTTTTGAAAATTAAAGCATAAAGTCCGCTTTCAGAAATAAGGTTTACTTTTCTGTTTTGACCTGATATCGGTAATACCGATGTTTGCTTTTCATCATCGTCAAGCCTTGATACTGCGTCACTTGCGTTTTTAATGTCAAGTAAATTGCAAACTTCGCTAGCTATGAACCAAACTTCTCCGTCAATTTCAATTGTCGTTAGGTTGTCTAAATGTTCTTCGTCTTCTTGATATTTAAAAATCTGTAACTGCATAAAATTATTTTAAGTTATTATTTATCTGTATCGGTTTTTTAAGCTGACGCACAACTAGCAGATAGACGCATAAACTTGCGTTTTTAACAAAATTTTAAAAAACAATAATGAAAGCACCAAACAAAATTGAACTCACTACCTGGATTAAAAACGGAAAGTTTACCACTAACCTAGAAATAATTAAAGGCTTCTGCAACGCATGGGACAACTGCTTAATTCACATTACTTTTCACAAAAAATCAAACTCAAAAAGCAACAAACAACTAGGGTATTACTTTCCGGTTATAGTCCCCATAATGCAAAACTGCATTAAAGAAGAATGGCAAGAAATATGGACTAAACAAGAAACTCACGAGTTCCTATTGTCAAACTTCAATTACGAAGAGCTTGTAAATGAAGAAACAGGACAAATCCTGCGTAAAGTAAGAAGATCAAGTGCAAACAACACCAAAGAACAAGAAGCGTACCACGAAAAATGTAGGCAGTTTATCCTAGAGTACTTTAACGTTGTGGTTCCTTTGCCAAAAAAACAAGTCAAAATCACTTTTGAATGAACGAGGATATAGAAAGTCACATCACTTTATCAAAAAAGCAAAAGTTTTGGGTTGTAGCTTCTCTTACGCTGGCAAACACATGGTTTGTTTTCAGAAGCAAAGGTGATGAAGTAAAGCTTTACAAGGAAGGCGGTATAATGCTAGGAACTAGTAAGTTAACTGTTGAAGAGAATAATTTTTTTAAGAACTATCTAATAACAGATAATTTACTACTATAAAGACTTATATTTACTTAATAGCCACTTAATGGTCTTTAAAATTCAAGAAATCATGGGAAATTTAAAAATCCGTCAAAAGTACTTCATGTACAAAAAAAGAAGTAATCTTGTAAGAAAATCACTAGATTATTCAAAAAAAGTTATAAGCCTGAAAAATGTTATTAAAGCTCAAGGCGCTTTGACAAAATATAATGAACGAGTTTTTTTAGCAAAGTACATATCAAACTAATCTTAAACAAAATGAAAAAAATAAAAGCAAATAATTACGTTAAGCAACTGCAAAACGGCACCGCACAAGAGCAAACGCAAAGAGTATATGACCTTATTTATAGCGGAGAGGGTTACAACCCCATTTATAGCGTAGAGGGTTACGACATTGAAAGATTGAGTTTAACGCTTAAATATACGTATAATCAATTAATGCCAATCTTAAAGAAACTTAAAAACTTAGGAGTTGTTTACGTGACGAATAAAGATGCAAGTTTTGACGTTCCACGCTACGCAATAGAAACACGACCAGAGGTTATATTATCAGTTCGCAAGAAGATACACGGTATCAAAGTGCAAAAATGGATTGACAAAGGCATAAAACTAGGGATAGACTTTGATATTAAAGGGCTATGAAAAATGAAACACCAACATTAGAAGAAGTACAGGAATATTTTAAGAACGCAGCAGAGGGTATAAGTCTTGCTGGTAATTCGTTTAAAGAGTTTGGTAATATAGAAAAAAGACAAAACCGTTATTTATGCATTAATAAAAAAGGTGAGGTTCGGCTTCTTTGGCGTGACGGCAAATACGCTGAAATTACCAAAACAAAAGCCGATATAAAACAAAAAAGACTAAGCAAGTATCACGTAGACTGCAACGGTCAAATGATTGACGTATACGATGTTTTAAAAGCGTTTAACGTGGTTAATCCTGCAACCCAACACGCTATAAAGAAACTACTCAAAGGCGGTGAGAGAGGGTATAAAGACGTTAACAAAGATTATAACGAAGCAATCGAAAGTATTAAAAGAGCGATTAAATTAAACGAGTAAAAGTATTGTTTATCTAACAAATAGTATTAAATTTGTAAACGGTTACGGCTTCACACCATAGTAACTTAAAGATTTCATAAAAATCCGATAATGACAAAAGACGTGAAGCCCTTTTTGATTTATCGGATTTTACATTTAAAAAAACTAGATACTATGGACTTCAAAGGAACAAAGGGTGATTGGAAAATTACAAAAACAGAGGGATTAAGAATATGTATAAACGAGAATAGTATCGATGTCTGGTGGGGTTTAAGCAATCCTACTGAAACAAAAGAACAGGCTATAGCCAACGCAAAACTTATAATAGCAGCACCCGATTTATTGGAAGCATTGATTTTAGTTAAAAATGAGCTGTATATGGCTATTGAGTGTATTAACGGCACCCCGACCGCAAAATTATCTACAAATATAGCCGCGGCAGAAAAAGCCATTAACAAGGCATTAAACTAACCCAGCATGAACGTAAAAGATACAGGATGGATTAAAATACACCGTAACCTTTTGCAATGGGAATGGTATGATGATTTAAACGTTCGTGTTTTGTTTCTTCATTTACTTTTAACAGTGAATTATGAGGACAAAAAATGGCGAGGTTTATCCATTAAAAAAGGAAGTAGAATAACAGGTCGTGAACAACTTTCTAGTGAAACTGGAATAAGTGTAAGAAATGTAAGAACAGCTATCAAAAAACTAGAAATGACCAAGGAACTGACCATCAAAAAAGACCCGAAAGGCTCAATGTTTACCGTAGTTAATTGGTCAAAGTATCAATCAAGCGACCAGCAAAACGACCATCATACCGACCAGACACCGACCAGCGAGCGACCAGCGACCGACCAGCAAGTGACCACAACTAAAGAAACTAAAGAATATAAAGAAGATAATAGTATTATGCCAAAACCTTCGGTTTCGGACAAGATTGACTTTTCTAAGCTTTTAGAGTTCTTCAATAAAACTACAGGTAAAAAATCTAGGGTAGTTAATAAAAAAACCAAAGAACAATTTAAAGCCAGGTTAAAAGAGGGTTATACAAAACAAGATATAAAAGAAGCGATTATGAATTGTTATACTGACTCGTTTCACAAAGAAACAAACCATAAACACCTAACCCTAGAATTTATAGGCAGAGCAGACAAGCTAGATAAATACTCTCAAAGAGAAAATATTGGTAAAAACGTAGCAACAACCGGTAGGTTTGCAGGGCTTCCTGTAGGGCATAAAGACGGAACAAGATTTATTGATTACATAAGCGATGAAGGTCAAGCTGTTTGGAAAAACACAAAAGACATGCTATGATTTTACCGCTAATAGAATTTAAAAAAGACGGAATAGTTGAGGAACTGCCTGATGAAATAATAAGCCAACCAGTAGACGAAAAAAAATGGCTTGATATGGTTTTCGCAAACAAGGTGCCGCAAGGCTATAAACTAGGCAGTTTTGATTTTGACATACACTTTAGGCTAAAAGAACAAACGCTAGTAGGTATTTTCGGAATGGACAATGTAGGCAAAACAACGTTCTATCTGTTTTTGATTGTATGCTACGCTAAGAAGCACGATTTAAAATTCTTGATACTAGCTAAGGAAAATCAGTGTGCAAGCGTTAGACAGTCGATTATAGAGCTCTACGTGGGTAGATTTGCACACCAAGCAAACGAGTTAGAGAAAAAAGAAGCTCTTGAGTTTGCTTACAAGCAATTTGACATTGTAAAATTAGACGTTGATATTAACAAAGATAATTTCTTTCAGGCTATGGATAAAGCCTACGATAAAAAACATTACTTTGCTTGTTTTATAGACCCTTACAACGCGGTGCAGCATGAGCAAACGCCTAAAAGCAATTATGAGTTCCTAGACGCACTTAGGAAGTACCAGACAAAGCGTAACACTAGTTTCCACATAAGCATGCACATAAGCACGGAAAAGGCTAGAAACTACGTGTATTCGGCAAAGGACACATTAACAAACTTTAGCGGTGTAGCGGTTAACGTTAGCGGTCAAAATAAAGTTCCTAGAAAAAACCATGTTGAAGGTGGTCAGCCTATAGCAAATAAACTAGATGATATCATGTGCATACACCGTATTCTAAAAATTGACGACCTTAAAAATTACACGCTGGTATCTATCGAAAAAGTAAAAGAAACTAGAACAGGTGGCACTACAACATATGAAAAGCCTTTAATGTTTTGCAAGGAATATGGCTTTATATCCTTTTTTGACGAGTCTTTAAAAAACCCGCTCAAAGAAATAGAAACAGAAACAGTAGAGCCTAAAAAACTACCATTGCTTAACCCTAGTCAGGCATTTGATACTGGCGAATTAGAATTTTAAATATGAGAACAAGAGATGCCATATACAGTATAAGCAAGCGGTTTTCAAAAGGCAAAGCATTTTACCCTAACGAAAACGATGCAAAAGCACTAAACACTATTATACAAATTTACAATAGGCAGCAGCAAGAAATAAATTTTTCGCAAGAACCGTTCGCAAAAATCTATCTCTTTCTTTATAAAAATCTAGTTATGAAAAAAATATACGACGACGACCAGTATCAAATATCGCAAGTTTTAAGAGATGTTTTGAACGTTCCTATTTCTCACCACATAGCAAATATAAAGTTTGAAATGGAAAACTTAAGAATAAGTAAAGAGGTCGCAAAAGAAAAGGTTAACCCTGAATCTATTTTATCGATAGACATAGACCAAGGTAGAATAAACAGCTTTTTAATTGCTCAGATAAATGATGTTTTAACCGAATACGAACAAACACAATAACACTTAACACAAACACAATGATTACACAAAAAGAATACTTAAAAGCCTTAAATACAATTAAATCTTATCACAAGCAATCAAACTTATCTAATATAGAGCTTCTTCGTGAAAAATTAAGCCCTAACCTAAACAGAAATGACTTTATAAAATATGAAAGTGGTTCAACTAGCAAGTACCTTACAGAAGGTAATAAATACCGCTTAACCTGCGAGCCCTACAAAAATAGAGTTTGTATAATAAACGATGGAGGTAAAAGAATGAATACTAATGTCCTGTATTTTAAAAATGCCTAATTGTGCATAAAGTATTGAGTATAAATAGTAAAATTATTTTTGAGCGTTGGAAATTAAATGCTTTAAACTAAATAAATATAAAAATGAAAAAAAAAGAATCACAAGAAGAAAAAGCATACACCTGCAAAAAAACCCTAAAAATGAAAGGCGTTAAAACCTACGCGTTTTTACTAGGAACAAAGTACAAAGAAGCACCAGGAACAGAAAGCTCTAAATACAAAACACTTGTTGACGAGCAAAAACAAAACCACGAAATTACCTTTTCTTTTTTTAAAACCCATTTTCTACAATGAACGTTGGCGCTGTAATAAGAAGACTTAGGAAAGAAAAAGGCGACACTCTTGCTCAAATGGCTAAACAAATAAACTGCGACTTGCCGTATCTTTCAAGACTAGAAAACAACAAAAGCGACTTTAGCAAGTCAAAATACTTAGAAGAGGTTTGCAAATACTTTAAGGTTCCTTTGCCTATAATTTATATGCAATCATTAGAAATTACAGACGCACCAAAAGAAAACAGAGAAGAAGTTAGAGTAGTCCTAGAGCATTTAAACCAAACATATATGAGACTATTTACTCATAAAGAGGAAACTAAGCCGCAAAACAAACCTAAAAGAAGATCAAGTTAACTAAAAAAACAGAAACCATGGCAAAAAGAAAATACACAAAAATGGGTGAAAATGCAGTAGCCTATGAATGCACAAAACAAAAATGCAAATGGCAAGGTCTTGATGAAGACAAAGTCAGAAAAAGAATAAATGAGCACCAAGAAGAGCACGTTTGCCCGAATTGTGGTAATTCTGAATTTTTTGGACTACTTCGTTTCGAAACTGTTTGCTAACGCTATTGTGTATGATATGCAGCATGCTAACAATACGCATGTCGCTACCATACAAAACACAAAACAATTAACACCTAACAAAGACACAATGAAAATAACAGAAAAGCAAATTAAAGATTACCACGCACAAACTGAGCGCAGCTTACAGCGTGAAATAGAAAAAGACTACCCAGAGGTATTTAAAGTAGACTTGTGGGATAAATGGTTAGTTGATGATACCCACCCTGAATGGATGGGTTTTTATAAAAAAGAAAACAACCGCCTTACAGGTTTAAATCACAATGGATTATGGTTTGATACAGAAATTTTGGTAAACCCCAACAATGACGCGAGAAACAAACCAGCAATTCACGAGCAAATCCTCGAAAAGCTATCTAAAGAAGCAGTAAAGCGTGGGTATAAAGAGGGTAATCATAAATGTTTGAGTGGAATTACAATAGCAGGCAAAAAAACAGGGTTTGAATATTACTTGGATACTAATAACTTATACTTTAATAGAAACCGCATCTTTAACAAGGGTACATGGGCTGCGATAGTAGAGCCTGTATACGAGTGGCAGTATGTATACAGGTCTCATTCAGATGCTTACCAAGTTAGCAAGGGTTTTTATACAAGCAAAAAAGATTTTAATACTCGAAAAAGCATGATTGCTATATGCAAGGTAAAAGAATCTAAAAGATTAAGAAGATAACCCCAACCGCTATTTAATTCTCTACCTTTGAATTTCAAATATTGTTTAACTTAAAAACATGAAAATGAAATACAAACCCAAAGCAAAGCCTAAAACAACAGGCTCAAAGCCTAGAAAAAGGTAATCAAACTCTAAAACCCACCTTAACTAATTTTAAAGGTGGGTAGTTTACTTGAAGTAATCTGTAATAACGCTTTTAACAACACTATCGTCAGACATTGTTATTTTCCTGTTCATGTTAATCCACTTCTCTTTATCATTAAAAAGCTGCAAATAGTCTGTAACAACTTTAAAACCCTTTTCAGATAACTTGTACAAATCTTTGTCTCTAAAGCTGTAGTCTTTTTGTGCAAAACCCATCTTTATTATGTTGTCAAGAAGAAACCAACCGCTAGGAACGTCTATTTTTTTACCAAACACAACTAATTCATCTAAATATAAAATCGCAAGTATCTCATCATAATTAAGAAGGGTGCTACTACTTAGTGTTTCTAAAACAAGTAGTGTGTAAGAAAAGTCACTAAGAGCTGCAGTACAAACAACTTCTTTAGCTTTAATAACCTCTACTTTTTTAATTACAGAAATATCAACTTCTACTACATTGTTTCCGTCAAAAGCTAAAAGACCTATGTTTTTCATCTGGTAAATTTAGCGATTACCATTCTAACAACACTTATTCATTTATGTTTATTAAAATTGTATCATCTAATAAAAACAAAAGTAATGGACGTTACAACAGAACAAAATTCAGGAAAAGCCGTATTTCAACGAAGCGCGCAAGCAGACCCGCTATTTAATAAGCAGGAACAATTGAAAAAACAGGAATCTATTAATCAGAAAACTACGCAAGAAAAAATTATTGAAGTAGCAGAAATCGCTGAACCAGTTAAAAAAACAGAAGAGCCAAAGGAAACTAAAAGCGACCCTGTTAAAGAGGATGTGAAACCTGAAACCGAAGTAAAAAGCGTAGATACGGATATAAAAGAAGGTTTTGAACCACTTGAAATGTCTTTTGATAATAAAGCTGTAGAGCCAATAAATTCAGATGCAACTAAGGAAACTGAAATTGCTGTAACTGAAACCATGGTTAAAGAGTTTTTAAAGTCAAAAGGAATCGAGTTCGATAAACTAGAAGACTTATCCAAAAAAGAATCTTTGTCAGAATCTGTACAAAAGTTCAAAGAGTTTGAAGAACAAACCGGTAGAAGTATTCAAGACTATCTTAACACTCAAAAAGATTGGGCGAAAGAAAATCCAGCAAATACCTTACGAGAGTTCTTAAAGTATGATCAGCCAAATTATTCAGACGAAGACGTGGCAGAACAAATCAAACTATGGACAGTATCAGAAGATGATCAAGACGAGTTATCGCAAAAAGAATTATCCGAGAAAAAGCTTGAAAGTAAAAGACAATACAATAAAGCTTTAGACTTCATGCAGAAAAAATCAAAGGAATTTGCTACTCCGCTGGTAAACAATGCACAACCGCAGACAGAAGAGGACATCGCAAAAGCATACGAGCCTTACTGGAACAAAAGAGATAAGTCGCTTCAATCATTCAATGAAGTAACAATGAAGTTGGGTGGTCAGGAAATTTCGATTGCCGTAACACAAGAAGACAAAGCTTTAATAGCAAGAAAAACGCAGTCGCAAGAATCTACCTTTGAACCATATATCTTAGATAATGCTAAGGAAGGTGATGTTAGAATTAACACAGACAGCCTAATTTCTAATGAAGCCTGGTCGATACCTCAGATAAGAAATCGTTTCATATCTGAACTAGCCAAACAAGTCCAATCTATAAGTATAGAGCAATTCTCTAAACAAAATAGAAATGTAACACTGGGAGGCAACAAAAAGGCAGACTCAAATCCTTTATCTAAAGCCGGATTAACCGTTGTTTCTAAAAACGGTGGCCAAGAAAGAAGAATTGGAAAACCAATATTTTAACCTTAAAAAAAAAATTTATCATGGCCGGAACAGCCCCATTAAATCCAAACAATAATACAAGTCCTGTATTATTAAACCAGTCCAGCTACAGAACGCCTGTAGAGATGGCTGCATTACAAGCAGAAAGAGGTGGTTTACCTAAAGAATCACTAGATGTAGTAAGAGTTCATTGTTTAGATATGATGAAAGACAACCTTATTGTGTTTTTCGACCTCTTTCAGATGGACTTTACATTCAGAACTGACTATGTTACATTCATAGAACACGAAACTTTTGACTTCGTTATAGACGACGACGGTGCAGTATCACGCGAATTAAACGTATTTACAATAGACCCTACAGAAATACAAGGCTACGAGGTTGGAGAAGACTACTTCTTTTTCCGAGTAAACGATGCCGTTGCTGTTTACGACAATCTAGGTGTTCGTGAAATGGGTGTTATAACCGCTATTGACAAAGCAAACAACACGTTTACAGCAGTAAGCCGTCTTGGTTCTACATGGTCTGTAGCAACTACTAACTTAACGGTTGACGTTACAGGCAGCGATTTTGATAAAGGCTCCTGCGGGCCCGCAGGATTACTAGAGAGACGCAAGATTAAAACTCAGAACATTAAGTTTATGAACATTAAAGATGCAATGGAAGTATCTGGTTCTTTAAACCAATACCAATATTGTTTTGACGGTTCAGAAGAAATATTATGGTACGACGATAATCAAATTAAGCTAGACAAGCGTTTATATGCTAAAATAGCTAAGTCTCTTCTTATAGAAACTGAATCTGTTGTAGGTTCTGGTGCTTACGCTGCAGGAAAATATGGTACAAAAGCTTTGTTTGCTCAAATCCAGTCAGACGGCTTTAACCAAGTTGGATACATAAGCACGCTTGCTGACCTAGAAGGCATTACCGATTACTATGACAGTATAGGTATGCCAGACATGGAATTTACTATTCACTGTTTTAACAACACGCAGTATCGTAAAATGGAAGTTATCGCAAGTCTTTTAGCTGGAACCCTTAATATTGATATGGGTCACGATGTAACAAATTCTAACGATAATATGGCTGCTTATGGTTTCCGTGCAATTCAAAAAGACGGGCATACTTTCTACTTCAACAAAATACGTTTGACAGAAGGAAACGGTGCTTTTTCTAAGAACAGAGTTGCAGAAACAATGCCACACGGTATTATAATTCCTATGGGAACTGTTGAGACAGAAATAAATGGAAAAACAGAGCAGGTTCCTTATGTTTTTACAGCATACCAAGAGCTAGACCTCATGTTAGGTAAAGTAAGAACGTTTGTAACAGGTGGACTTGCGCCAACACCTACAAACGATTGTGAGAAATACAGCATAACCAAGTCGGCAAATGTCGCTATTGGTGTTCCTTGTCCAGAGGCACTATGTATAATCACACCTGCCTAAACTTTTTATCGATTTAATTAGCCAAGGAAAGACCCCTGTTATGTAGTTAGCAGGGGTTTTTTAATTTGCAAAAAGTAAAACCAATTTGCTATTACCATATTAAGGTCAAAAGAACGTTTGCTATGCATATATTTGAATCAAGAAGTCCATTCTTTTTAGATTAATTGTTAGCATTAAACCCAACTATTTTATATGTTGGGTTTTTTGCTATATTTGTACCTTAACTAACATAATCTAAATTTAATCGAATGAGCCAAAAAATATATGTAACTCTAAGTAAGAAAAGAGCAGTAAATGTCCCACAAAACGTTCCAATAACCGAGACTGTAGAAACCTCACAAGGACAAGGCAAGCCTAGAAAAGAACAAAAACTACGTAGAATAATACGCTATGTAGAACATCTGGACACAATCTATGTTGACGAACAAAACAAGATAGACCCAAAAGCTGTTCAAACAAACATGGCATTAAACAAAGGGATTTTAAAGGTAAATGAAGACAACCACGTTCTAATAAAGTACATGGAAGCATTACCTCACAACAAATCTAATGGCGGCACCTTGTTTAAAGAATTGATAGTAGATGAAGAAGATAAGTTTGAACTAGAAAGATACAAGCGCATTACCGCAGCTAATGACGTACTTTCTAAAGCAGAAGAAAAAACACTAAGAGCAATAGGCTTAGAGTTTATAGGTAGCAGCGCCATAGGCAAAACACCGACTAAAATAACGCTTCTTATCAGACCTAGAATAGAAGAAGATAAAGACAATTTCATAGAAAGATTTATGAGATTTTCTAAGTCCGAGCTTATCGAGGAGAAGCTTATTATCGCAATAGCCCTTCACAATAACATCATAAAAATCGACAACGGCAAAAACATTAAATGGGCGATTGACTCACAAGAAACAATTTTTTCAGGTTCACAAGCAGGAAGCGTAATCGAGGAACTAGCGAGTTGGTTTAAAATGGATAACGAAGGAAAAACAACCCTTGCGTCAGTAGCAAAAAAAATAAAAAATCTCTAAAAACAATTCCATGAGCAAAGTAAAAGAAGTGCTTAAGCAGTCAGACGGCAGAAGCATAATAGTATTAGAAAATGGCGAAAGAAAACAAGCTTCAAGAGCTAGATTAGCCATGCACCCTGTTAAACCAGGCGACGAATATGAAAAGCTAGAGTATGACGTTGTTGAAAGCGACAGAACTGTTAAACCTAAAGAGGTAGCTAAAAAAGATAATGAAGAACAAAGTCTTTTGGAAACGGCTGAGAAAGTTCTTGCTATCGACAAAAAAGACAATTACATTGAGTTTTTTGCTGCAAACGGGATAGACGACTCAGAAGCTACAAAAAACAGCATCAGACGAGACCTTTTACAAAAATGGATTAAAAACAACACCATATTTACTTAAAAGCAGTATTTTCGGTTCTCATAAGAATAGGTTTTAAAGTTAAAAGCCCTTTGCTAGTTAAGTAAAGGGCTTTTTTGTTTACCATTTGCAAAGATTTTTAAATTGATATTTTGTTATCTTTGAATTAAATATCTACAAATGCTAATTGACGAAATATACAAGTTGGTTCAAGCCTTGCTTAATAAAGACCAACTAGGTTATTTAAGCCCTATGCAGTATAACCTGTATCTAAACAACGCCTTAAGAAAAGTTTACAACAATTATTCTACCGAAATAAAAACAGCAATAAGAAAATCAAATACTCACTTAGAAGGTAAAAATTTCGCGAAGTACTCAGAAAAAGTAAGGCAACTCTTAGAGTATTATTCTTTTGTCAGAATTATATCAGCAAATTCAGGATTGGCACCACTACCAGTTGACATTGAATGGATTTCAGATGTGTTTACTTTAGCAACAGAAACAAGCCCTATTAACAGAATTGAAAAAGTGCCTTATTCCGTATTAATGGACTTGCAAAGAAACATATACGCAGCACCTAATGAATGCAGCCCTAAGTGTTCTAAAATTGGCACAAACCTAGAGGTACTACCAGCAACAATCACAGAGTTTAAAATACATTACTTACGTAAGTTTAAGCCCGCTAAATGGACTTTTGAAGTAGTGTTAAACAAGCCTATGTTTGATCCAACCGCAAACGACTTTCAAGAAATTGACATGCCGGAAACATCGAAGGACGAAATAGTCTCTTTGGTTTTTGAAATGGCAGCAATAGGAATTAGAGAATTACAGTTAGCTCAACTAGCTAATCAAGAACAGCAAACCGATACGCAAGAACAAAACATAGACTAATGGCAACTACAAATGATATTACTTACTATGAAGACCCAGAAAAGTGGGGCAAAGCTAAATTTGTTTCTCTTAAAAACATTATAGACAATATATCTTTACTAGCAGAAGACGATAGTTACTTTAAAAACACGCCTGAATATATCTTAGAAACATATGGTAAAATGGCCATAAAAGAATTTAACGTAGATGTTTTGTCTAAGAAAAAAGCCATATCCATAACGGTTCCACCAAACTTAACCTTTCCGTTTCCGAGATTTATGACTGACTGGTTTAGAATATCTGTTTTAAACGAGTGTAACAGCCTAACACCATTAAGAGTAAACAACAACCCTACAATAGAAGATTACTTGCAAGACAACGAGGCAGAGCTTCTGTATGATTGTGATGGCAATATATTACAAGGCGACTCTTTTAACGCAGAGGTTGGTCACTGTAGGGTTCAAATAGACTGCCCTTTAATACCCAATAGTTGTGCAGACTCAGCAAACTATTCAGAAAGCTTTGTAAAAGAAAACCTAGAAGGAGGCTATTTTGAGTTCAGTCCTGATTTAGACGATAAAATAGTGGTTATAGAATTTGTAACAGCAGGACTAGATGAAGTAAAAGCTTGTGATATAAAAGTTCATCACAACATGGAAAGAGCTGTTGAGTTTTATATAAAATACTACAGCTTACAAGGAAAAAGAAACGTTCCTCTTAATGAAGTTTTGTTCCATGAAAAAGAAAAAAAGAAATACTTTAAAAGAGCAATGAGACTTCTAGGAAGTAAAATAACCAAGGAGGAAATATTAGAAATAATAGGAACTCGATATTCAGGAATTTAATAATGGCAAAGTTAACATCAGTATTTAATAATGGAGTTATGGATAAAGACTTAGATAGGTCTCTAATCCCTAACGGAAACTATAGACACGCTGAAAACCTTAGATTTCATATTAATGACGGTAGAGATGGTATAGCAACAAACATCAAAGGAAGTTTACTGGTAAGTGACGTAGTATCAAACCAAGTCTTTAAATGCGTTTCGGCTTATTTTGACGAAGACAAAAACGTTGTTTATTATTTTCTAGCAAGCCCAAACAGAGTTTCCTCAAAAATAGTAGAGTATAATATTATAACCGCAGTAACAACGGTAATAATAGAAGACAATCAAAGTATTTTAAGGTTTAATCACAATGGCTACATAACTGGTGTAAACGAAATTAATGGACTTCTTTTGTTTTCTGAATGGACTAACAATCCTAGAAGAGTAAACATAGAAAGAGCAAAGCAATACGGGTTAAACGGTTTTACCGAAGACGATATAATGGTAGCGGTAATACCACCGCACCAAAAATTAAGAATATCATTACAAGACACCATAGGCACAAATGGACAAGAAAACTATATAGCTGAAAAAATGATTTCATTTTCTTTTAGGTTTAAATACCTCGATGATGAATACAGCGCATTGGCACCATTTACAAACTTCGCTTTTGAGCCTAAAGCGTTTGATTACAATTATGCCGAACAGTCTAACCAATCCATGGTAAACAAGTTTAACCAGGTTAAAATAGATTTCTTTACCGGAAACGAACGCGTTGTAGAAATTCAATTAATATTTAAGGAAAGTGAAAACAATTCTGAATGGATAATAGACGATTTTAATAAAGCCCAACTAGACTATCAGAATAACACAATAGAAACTTTCCTTTTTGATAACTCAAAAGTTTACAGAGCATTACCAGATAATGTTTTAAGGTCATACTTTGATAATGTACCAAGAGAGGTTAAAGCGCAAACAATAATTGAAGGCAGGTTGCTTTACGCTAACTACAAAGAGCAGTATGACTTAAAAAACATATTAGGCAATGATATAGCAATGGACTACAAGCTAATACTAGAAAGCCTTGACAATACCATAGATGTTCTCGAAGACGAGTTAGATGCAGACGGAAACACTACAGGTAATCAAAGAACTGTTCAGCAACCTAGCCTAGTGCCTAAAAGAACCGCTAAATCAAATAGAGGACTGCAGGTCGGTATAGTCTACCTAGATGAACACGGCAGGTCAACAACTGTTCTCGTAAGCAAAACAAACACTCTTTTTGTTCCTGTAAGCGCAAGCACTAAAGAAAACAGAATAAAAGTAGAGCTAAATCACGAGCCACCTTACTGGGCTAAATACTATAGGTTTTTTATAACGCAAGATCAAAAACAATACGACCAAGTATTACCTACTTTATTTTTTCAAGAAGGTGTTTTTAGATACATAAGAATAGAGCAGTCAGACATTGATAAGTTTAAAAAAGGTGACTACATAATAGTTAAAGCAGACGGAAGCGGCATTCTGGAAACACTACAAAAAATAAAAATTCTAGAGTTTGAAAGAAAAAACAAAGACTTTCTTTCAGATGAAAATGGTGGACAACCTAGCGGTTGGTACATGAAAATATCGACTATTGGTTCAGATGTCGTTTTTGATGAAACAAACTATACTTTTTTAGAAAACAAACACTATAATGAAACAGGCAGTGATGGTTCGCCTTTTATGATAACAAATAACGAACTTGATTTTTTTGAAATTAATTACAACGGAATAGGCACGGGTTCATTAACACCAACAGTAACTTTTACAGCAGGAGAAGATTTAAGATATTACATAGAAATAACCGATATTATAAGTGTTCCTAATCAATTTAGGTGGCAGTCACAAGAAACAAATGGTAACACAAGCAACTGGACAACACTAGACACTAGTACCAGCAATGTTGTTTTAGACGCTGACGTTTCTGTTTCTTTTGCTTCAACAGACTTAAACACCTTAACAGATAGATGGCTTATAAAAAAGAATATAGGGTTTATCACTAACGGTAGAAATAGGTCTTACGCAATTATGCCTGTACTTACAGAAATAACAGCAGGTACAACTATAACGCTAAAATACTTTTCCGCAAGAGAACAAAGCCCAGCTTCACAATCTTTTTCAATAACACAAACAGCTAATAGAAATTACAGAAACTTTGAAGAATGGTTTTATGGCGATGAAATATACTCATTAATAGAGTTGTCTCCAGGATTTAATTTTACTAATCAAAAAATTTGGATAAGAAAAGGCAATGTAAGCAACTTTAATCCACAAAACTCTAGGGCTTTTAACAACATCTCTATTTCAGAAACAGGAACCACCTACACCCTTATAATTGAATCAGAAGGCGAGAAAAACCAAACAAGAGAGATTTACTCAGACGTTTTCACAGAGGTTAGGAAATTAGAGAATCTACCTATATTTGAAACAGAAGGTACAGACCAAGTTCCTAACATTTATTATGAAATTGGTAAAACATATCAAATACAATCCAACAATCATTCACACATAACGTCTGAATATGAAACAGATATAAGTAACACATTAGGCGATATTTCACAGTCATTTCCACTACAACCATTAACAGTTACACTAGATTGGTTTAGCGCATGGTCTTATGGCAACGGTGTAGAAAGCTATAAAATTAGAGACGAGTTCAATCAAGTAGGTTTAGATGTCGGCATAAGAACGTTAAGCACAATAAAAGAAGCTTACAAAGAAATAACCAGAATAGCAGATATTACGTGGAGCGACCTTTATAACGACGACTCTAGTTTTAACGGACTTAATTGGTTTAATCTTTCTAACGCTAACTTTATACTGCTAGATATAGAAAACGGCAGCATACAACGCATAGACAATGACAACGGAAACTTGCTTTGCCTACAAGAAAGCGCAATAGGAACACTGCCATACAACAAAGAAGTAATCTTTTCAGCAACGGGCGAGTCCGTAATAAGCGTTGCTAACAACGTCTTAGACGCTAGAAGCTGGCGGTCTTATGCCGATGGGGAACATGGTATATCGAAAAACCCAGAAAGTTATGTTAAAAGAGAAGGTAGAAAATACTTTACAGATCAGCAAAGAGGAAACATAATACAAGTAGGAAACGATGGTCTAACAACTATTAACCAATTCGGACTAGAGTATGAAACCTCAAATATAATGGCGCAAAACAAAACAGCAAGTCTTGTCGCTGCATATGATTTTAAGCATAAAGAATACGTGGTTTATATTCCTAGTCAAAACAAATGTCTGGCATATAAACCTACTCGTAATGGGTTTCCAAATTACTTCTTGTTTGAACCCGATTTTATGATTAATGCAAACAATGAGTTTTACGCATGGAAAAATGGAATCATGCATAAAATGAACACAACTTCTGTTTACAATAATTTTTTTGGACAACAAAGCCTTAGTAAAATTAAGTTTTTTGAAAACGCAGAACCTACAACTAAAAAAACATGGAAAAACATAGCCCTTCAAAGCAATAAGCCATGGAGCGCAGCTCTACAAACAAACCTTACTTCAAACCAAATATTAGAAAGCGATTTTTACAAGTTTGAGGACTATTTCCATGCTGCAATAAGAGGTAACACAAACTCAAATACAGAGTCAAACAGCACATACGGTATAGGTAGATACCAAATATTTAACGGAACAATAAACGCAACCGCCGGACTACCTTCAACCATGAGTATAGGCGATACTTTGTTTAGTGCTTCTCTAATTTTTGCCGCTGTAGTAATAACAGATATTCAAAGCGGAGTTATAACAACAAGTAATTTATTGCTTAACACCGTTGAAAGCTTTTTAATGTACAGTAAAAATCAAACTATTGACGGGCAAAGCATTAGAGGGGATATATTAGAGGTAGAGCTAACATACCAAGGCAATGAGTTTGTAGAATTAAGAGCAGTTGACTTTGAGGTTGCGCAATCCAACTATTAAATATATATTTGCATTCATACTTTTAGTTTTGTCATTTTGGTTTTTGGCATTTGTTTATTTTCTTAAAACGCTGCGATTTATTTTGCAGCGTTTTTTTGTTTTACCCATTAACTAAAATAAACAACTTTATTTACGTATTTTTGATTAAAATATAAACGTTATGCCAGTACCTTTTGCAGCAATATCAGCAGGGATAGGATTAGTTACTAGTGGGGTCGGTTTCTTTCAAGCTCAAAAACAAGAGAGAGACGCTGCCCGTGCGCTCAATGCCTTTAGAAGACAAGAGCTCGTAAATCCAGCTAGAGACATACAAATATCCACCTTAAAAGCAGACCAACAAACTGATGCTAACTTGTCGTCCATGGCTACTAGTGTTGATGCTATACAACGCACAGGCGCGAGAGGCGTTATAGGGGCAGTTCCTCGATTGTCAGAAAACAACATAATGGTGCAAAACCAAATATCACAAGATATAGCAGACCAAGAAATTAGAAGAGAATTTGCTATTGCAGATGGGGAAGAGAGAATAAGAGGAATACGCGAAGCAAGAGAAACAAACGCAATACTAGGTTTAGGACAGCAAGCGCAAGTTGGTAGAGAAAATGCGGCAAATTCATTAAACAGTTTTGCTTCATCATTATTAGCATTTAGCGATACACCTAGAAAAAACGAAGCTTTTGGACTAAACAACACAAATAATGTAGACCCAATAACGGGAACTTTAGGCATTAACAATCTTGCTTCTGGTTTTGTTAATCAAAATTTTCGTCAATCGGAAAACCCACTAGTCGCTTTTAGAAGAAATAATAATATCGGTCAATAATGGAACAACCAACAGTATTTGGAACCGCAGCCCAACAACTTAGAGCAAACCCTATAAACAACATAGGCAGCATTGTTGAGGAAAACATAAGGTATTGGAACGCAGTAGACACAGAGGAAGAGGCGCAACGTAAAGCAGCAGAGCTTAGACGAGCAGAGTTTACTTACAAGCAGTCAAAAGACAAGCAAGATGCAATACTAAAAGTGGTAGATGCATTAAAAGTTCCAGAAAGCAGCGGTTTTTTTGACTACCAAGTAGGTGGCGCCATTAAGGCAAGGCAAGAAAAACTAGGGGCAGCAGCTCAAAAAACTAGTCAAGGTTCAGGTGATATAATAGGTTTGTCAATACTAGGTAAAAAACTAGAAGAAGAAATAAAGATACTATCAAACTTGAACAATGCAAGTCAAGTAACAGCGGAAAGACTTCAAGGAAAGCAACCTAACCCTGCTTTAGACAGAAAGGCAGTTGGTTTTTATGAAATGATAACCAAGCACCTTCATTCTTTTGACAATGAAAAAGGTAAAATATTAGGCACAAACCCGCTTACGGGAGAAAATGTTGAATACTCTCTTGAGGAATTTAACAAGACCATAAGAGAACTAGATTTCTCTCCTGTAACAAACTTTAACGCGCTTGCAAAAACAATAGCAACCAACATAGAACAAGCAAATTTAGACGGCAACATATCAGTAACAGACGACAATAGAGCAACAGCTTTTAATGATGCATTAAACGCCATGTCTAACACTAGAACAGCTAAAGAGTATGCTTTCTTTATCAATTATAAAAATAGCGCAAACAATCCAAGTGTTTTAGACACTTTCGATACAATGAGCGTAGAAGAACTAGCAAAAACTAAAAACGAACTAGCAAAAGATTTTTCTGAAAACGATATTGAAAAGGCATTAAAAACAACAAGAAATACTTTAGACAACAGGCTAAACGAAGAAAGGATTAGAACCAGTAGAGAAAACAGAAACAAAGAAACGTTAACTTATTCTCTTAAAACACAAGAAGACGGTAGCAAGCTAATTCAAACAAGATTTAAAGGAACAAACGTTAAGTTGGGCGCAAGAGATTCCGTGATTGGTATAGGTGGAACTTTCTCAATACCTTCAAATAGTCAAAGAAACCCAGCAAACATATTAGCTACTGATGTAGTTCGTGCCGCTAACGGTCAGTTCTACATAGCAGGCTTACAAGAACGAGAAGTAAAAGGAAAACAGCTTTTTGAAAACGGGGTGCCTGTTTTTCAAGAAAAGTCAAGCTTTGTTACAGACAAGGACGGCATTATTAAAACAGACGCAAGAGGAAACAACATAGTAAAAGTTACAAAAGAGCCTGTATTTGAAACAAAAACCGTAAAGGAAGATGTTTTAATAACAGACGATAGAGAGGTCTCAGGTGCTTTTTTAAACATGACAGACCCAAGAACAAATCTTAGGTTTACAAGCGATAATGTAGCAAGAGAATACTTTATAAATATAAGCAGAACAGCGCCAGCAACAAACCAAACACCAACAACACCAACAACACCAAAATTTAACGGTTAAGATAATGCAAGACAACAACGATCCTATTAAAAGAAAAGAGTTATTTGATTATTTTAAATCAGAAAACCTTACTGATTTAGATTTTGATGCTTTTTCCGCTGCATACTCTTCACGAGAAAAAAGTGACGAAATATATGAATACCTATTATCAAGAAACCTAACGGAAATAGCTTCTAATGACTTTTACTTATCTTACTTTGGGGATGTAAAGCAAACACCAAATGTTTCAGAAAACAACCAAGCTCGTAGACCTAAATCACAACAACCACAACTACCTGGTGTTTCAGTAAAAAAAAAAGACGGTACTTCCCTATCTTCAACTGCTACATCAGAATTGGCAGCTACCAGTTTGGAATCTTCAATCTCAAAGGCCAGTGGGTTTTCGGATTTGCCAAAGCAAGCGCAAACTAAAAAATCGGCACCACTATCTTTTGAACAAGTTGATTTTGACCCAGACTTCTTAGAAGGTAAAGTTGCAGAAAAGTATAATCAAACTCTTTTAAACACAGACCAAGAAACTAAAAACAAATACTACGAGTGGGCGGCTATAAGAAATTTAACCGGTTCAGACAGAAAAGAGGTTGCACTAAAAACAAAACCGCTAACAATAGAAAACTATAATGATACGCTAGGTTTTTTAGACTCTTTTACAATGAATCTAAAAACAAGTGTTACAAATGCTTTTTCTAGCGCAAAAGAAACCAAACGAGATACGCAGTCACAGTTGGACGAACGCAATAAAGAACGTCAAGCAAAAGGCGCAAAAGAAGCTGTAGAAAAAGATATTCTACAAAAAAAATACAAGACATTTTTAGAAGGACTAAATAACCCAGAGCAACAAAAAAAAATAGAGCAGTTAGTTTTTCTCGAAGACGAAATTAATCAAAACACAATATTCAAGACAAACAAAAAGCTACCTGAAATTGAAAAGCAAATAAATCAAATAGACATAAACCGTGTATCTTTATCTAAAGAGTATGAAAGACTAGAAAACAAACTAGCAACGACAAATTACGCAACAAAAGAAGAGCAGGTTGAGGATGTAAATGCTATAAACAGAACAGGCCAAGCAATAAATACTGAAATAAAAAACAGAAACAGAATAGCAAGCGAAGCAAAAGCCCAAATAGATGAGTCACTAGCTATAGAATCGTCAATAGGAAGTCTTAAGGATGAAGTATCTTTATTAAAGAAAAGCTATGAGTTTGGCGATAAAACAACAAACATGTTAGCTGCTGGAATTTCAGAAATAGGCTCTAATTTACTGTACTCAGCAGAAAGATTAAGCGCTTTAACAGATGTGTCAGGGGCAAATAATCTAAGTCCACAAGAAGTAGCTAGAAGACGACAAGCTAAGTTAAAGCAATTACAAAGCGAAGCCTTAAACAGAAGAGCTACTTTAAACACCTTTAGAGAAAACACGATACCACCAAGCGTTGAGCTAGAAAAAATAAGTTCTTTTGGCGATTTTGGTGAGTTTGCTTACGATGCTCTAATTCAAACAACGCCTACGCTTGCTCAACTGCTCATACCAAAAATAGGAATAGCCTCTTTTGCTGTGTCTCAACAAGCTAGTAATGAGCTAAACATAAGACAAAGAATAATAGAAAATAAGGTAGAGCTAGATGGTGTAAGCGAAAAACTAAACCTGGCAAATGTTCCATTAGAAGAAAAGTCTTCTTTATTAAAAAGAAAAGCCCAGTTAGAAGCTATAAAAGTACCGAATGAATTAGAGGTTTTTGGTGTTTCAGCAGGTCTTGTCGCAGTTGAACTAGGACTTATGCAGTTAGGTACTATACGCTTACTGGGTAACTTAAAAAGAGCAGCTATGACAGGCACTCAAACTGAATTAAAAACGGCTGTTTCAAGCTCGTTCTTAAAAAAGTTAGGTGTAGGAACTGTAGGGTACACTAAAGACGTTCTAGGTGAAGGCGTTGAGGAAGGTGGTATAACCTTAGCTACAAACTTAGCTGACATGCTTATTTTAGGGGAAAACTATAACCAAGACGGTTCCCAAAGAAACATAGCAGACGGAACTTTAAGCGCAACGGCCGGAGGTTTAATTGTTGGTGGTGTTCTTTCAGGAACTACGTCAGCGGTAGGATTTGCCGCTAGAGAAATAGCAGATAAAAACGCAAGAACAACAATAGTAGCAAATACTATTGAATCAGAAGGCCTGCTTAATAACATAGACTTAATAAACCAAAGCCCGTTTAGAACACAGCAAGAAAAATCTACAATTATTGAAGGCTACCAAAACAGGCTTACTGAGCTAAATAAGCAAAATGCTAAAATTATAAACACAACTTTTGATGCTTACGACAACATGCGTCCAGAAGACAAAAGAAGAGTTCTTGATATAAGCAACGAGTCCACAGCTATATCAATGACTATTTTTAGCTTATCTAAGAACATAGACAATGCAGCAATAGAAGACAGTATAGCAATAAACTCTTTAAATAAAAGGCAAACAGAACTAGAAAGCGAAAAAACAAACTTATTAAGAGCCTCGTCCCCTAGCCTAGAAATTACAGAAAACGGGAACACAATTAAACTAGACTCTAATAAAGAAATATTTGAGAAAATAGCAGATGATAATTTTATAGAAAGCTTTGCAAACGGATTAGTCAAAATTGAGCTAAACAATAATGAAGAAGCTTTTGAACTACTTAACCAAAGAGTAGAAGAGTTTAATAGAACAAAAAATATAGTTCAACAAACAATAGCACAAGCGGTAAACACCAAAGACACTTTTTTCGACGAATTAGAAAACGAAGAAGACGCAATTACTAGGTTAAAAGAGCAAATCGATCCTGCAAAAAACAGAACAGAAGAGGTTAATAGAATAGCGCAAGAGCATACAGAAAGCTACGTAGCCTACCTAGAAGAAAACAATCAGCTAGACAAACTTCGAGACAGTAGTTTTGTGCAAAACTTTCAAGACAACGTGCTTAATTCATTAACCGGTGTAATAGAAGTAGAGTCTAATCAATCACAAACACAAAAAGACGGTGTAAGAGTTGACACAGATGGCAACCCCATAAGTGAGCAAGAGTTTTTAAATCAAACAGGTAGAGACGGTTTAATAACAACTGCAAAAATAGAGTCTAAGGTACAAGAAATAAAGAACAGAAAATCTTTGACTAAGCAGCAAGCTATAAATCAAGCCACTGACGAACTAGGAGGAATGAATCCGCAACAGCTAAACGCTAGAGCAGAAGAAATACTAGCAAATCAAGATTCAACACTTAAAAGCGAATCAGAAATATACAAGCAAGCAATAGACGAGTTAGCGCCTAGACCAGCACAAACAGAAAAAGCTAGAACACAGGCTCCTGCAAACACGCAAGTAAATGAAACAACACAGGCACAAAATACTATTGCTAATGCAAACGTTCAGCCTACAACTGAACAAAGTACACAACAAGAGCAAGATAACGCAGTACAGCCCACCGTTGAGCCTACAACAAGTGCTGCAGCGGTTGAAGAATTAATAGAGGTTGACGAGTTTGATGTTATAATGAATGGCGAAGCTCAAAAAAGAAGGTTAACAGGAACATATACTAAAGACGGTGTGGTTTTCACAAGACAAAATAGTAACACTAAAAACCCTAAAGGAAGCTCAATCAAAATAAGGTTTGCCGATAATACGCAACAAGAAGTTCAATACCAATTAATAGAAGCTGAAAACCTGCAGCCTTCTCACCTTTCAGGAAACCGAAACCCTAACTTTTTTATAACAGAGGCACAACCTAAAAACAGAAGAGACCAAGCTTCTCAAAAGCAATCAGATAAAATAGCATCAGACCCTAACTTTGAAGAACTCGGAGGCAACTCTCTTGCTTATAGCGGTGCGCCAGTAGTAAATGAAAGAGGTGAAGTTATTCAAGGAAACAACAGAAGTGAAGGTTTAAAAAAACATTATAATAGCGGAAGCTTAAAATATAAAAGTGACTTAGAAGCCAACGCAGAGCAGTTTGGGTTTACTAAGAACCAAGTCGCTGAAATGAAAAATCCAGTTCTCGTAAGGGTTGCTAATGTAAGTGATGCAAAATCTATAGAATTAGGTAATTTTGACGTTAAAGATATTGAAACAGGTGGTAAAAGAAGAATAGACCCCGTGGCCACATCTAGTAGGTTACCTAGAACTGTAAAACAAAAAATAACTGAAATTTTATTCCAAAACAACAACGACCAGACACTAAATAATTCCATAAGAGAAAATATTGATGCTGTTATAGGCGTTCTAAAAAACTACCTAAACGACGCGCAACTATCAACTTTAATAAATAAAAACGGAGACCCTAACCCAGAGGGAATTAAAGACATATCTGTTTTAATCGAGCATTTTCTTTTTGAAGACGGGGACAGCAACCTTCCAGAATTGTTTGAATCACTAAGCTTTAATGCTAAAGAAGGTATTTTAAAATCATTGCCAAAAATACTAACCTTACAGCCATCAAAAAGCATATTGAAAGAACTGCAAACTGCTATAATAATATACAACGAGTTTTCTAAAAGTGGTATAGCCAACTTTAATGAATGGTTAAACCAAAGCGATGTTTTTAACGAAGGCCAAACCCCTTCAACAAAGTACGACCCTTTAGATTTAGCTGTAGCAAAAGTATTATTAGAATCAAAAAAGCAAGAACAAATAAGGTCGGTTTTTAATGAGTACGCAAGAATAGCAAATGGATCACCAGGAGATATGTTTACAGAAAGTTCTAGTCCTAAAACGAAAAAAGAAACAGTAAAAGAAATATTTAAAACAAACATACAAAATGAAAACACTAAAACAAATACAAGAACAAAAAATGCAGTGGATGAACCAAGCTCTAGAGACAGTGAAAGCAAAACAAAACCAAAAGCTGAAAAGCCCAATTCCAAAAAAATAAAAAACGTATTTAATCAAGATAATATAAAAGATGATTTAGATTTTTTAGATGGTCTTAAGATAGATTTAAACGCGTCCTTTGCGACAATACCTTTTGCACCGCAAGTATGGAACGCCTTTATAGAGGCTTTAAAAATAGCAAGGCAAGCAGGAAACACAATACAAAAGTCAGTTGAAATCGCGCTAGACGAATTAAGGAAACTAGGCACTAGTAATTCTGAATTAAAAGCTATTGGAAATTTTTTCTCTAAAAATGCTAACGTAAAAATAAACCTAGACTTTTTAGATAATAAAAAGTCAAATCAAGGCAATAAGACACAGACATTTGCAGAAAGAGTTTTAGAGTCCGAAAACACAAGTAATATTCTAAAGAAAAAATTAAGCAAATTAGATATAAATTACACCGAAGAAAACCAAGCCTTAGCAGAAGATAACGCTAACCAAATAATAGCTGAAATAGGCATAGAGCAAGCTTATAAGTTTGCTAAAGAAGGTGTTATAAGAGGTGGTGCAAGAACTTACATTGAGATGAAGATGCAAGAAAACATGAACGAAAGACTTAACATTGCAATAGAAGAAAACGACAACGCTGCAATGGACGAAATATCTACTGAATTATCTGAAATCTATAAAAAATATGCAGACGAAAAAAGATTGACAGGGCAAGAAATCGCAATGTTAAACAGAATATACAAAAGGTCTTCTATTCAGTTTACTGTTGACTTTGTAAAGCAACAATGGCAACAAAAATTTGAAAGCGAAATACCGGCTGCTCTTGTAGCAAAACTAAAAAAACAAGAGCAAGTAATAAAGGATTTAGAAAAGGAAGTAAAAAAACTAGAAAAAGAAAGGGGAAATGAAAACGAAGCAACTTCATTTAAAAACATAAAACAAATTTACGACTCTAAAAGAAACCAGCCGTCACAAAGCTCTTTAAGAAAAGCTTCCAGAGCTTTAAGAAAGCATAAGTTCACATCAACCGTTAATGATTTAAGCACGTTACAATCCTCTCCGTTAGGGCTAGTTACAGCTATATTTGATGGTGCAATAGAAACAATAGCAACTGCGTTAGACGCAGGCGCCACTTTAAGCGAAGCTGTAAACAAAGGCGTTAATGAAATTAAAAACACTGATTGGTACAAGGGACTTTCAAAAGACTCACAAAATGTAGCTATCAATAAAATAAAATTAGACGTAGACAGTTTTCTTTCAGAAGAAATAGTTATTCCTACAACTGACGGAATTGAACAAGATGCAGTAAAAATACCGCCTCAATTACTATATGATTTAATAGCAACTGGAATAGACAATATAGGTGACTTAACAAGAGCCGTTCAAGAAATAATAAAAGAGGACTATCCAAACCTTACAGAACGAGAAGTAAGAGACGCTATAACAAAGTATGGAACTAAAATAAACGATACAAAAAGTGATATTGAAAAGATACTTTCCTCTTTAAAAATAGACGGAAATCAATTATCAAAACTAGAAGATTTAGGGGAAGGAAAAAGACCTTTAAAGAGAAGTAATGGTGTTAAATATACAAAAGAACAATCTCAAAAAATAAGAGAAATACAAAGGCTTCTTAGAAAGTTACCTATAGATGATAGTGCAGATACAGAGTCGCACTATAAGTCAGCTTTAGAGTCTTACAAAACAAGATTATCTAACCGTTTAGAAGAGCTTAAGAAAGCAGTAAAGAATAGCGAAATAATTAAAAACGAAAAAAGCAGCTTAACTTTAGATGATGATGCAAAAAATTTAAAAGAAGAAGTTGCGCGAGTTCAAAAAGAATATGATATAATGTTTTCTGAAACTGATGAAGCTTTTCAGGCTAGAGTTAATCAAGTCTTAACAAGAAAAAAAACAAGACTCAACAACCTTTTGGAAATGATCGAGTTTTTAAATATTGAACAAAAAGAACAACCAAAAAGTAGACCTGAAAAGGTTTTTTCTAAAGAAATATCTGATACAGACGAAAAAATAAAGCAAGCGCAACAAGAATATTCTGAAATATTAGAAGACATGGGTATTGCGGAATCCAAGAGAGTTGAAAGAGCTTTAGCCTACATTAACACAAGAATTAACAATTATCAAGAAAGACTTAGAAAAAAAGATTTTGCAAAAAGCAAACCAAGACCTCTTGTATCAGACCCAATTATAGGTAAGGCAAAACAAAAGTTACTAGAAGCTAAAAACAGATTCCAAGAAGAACTAGAAAAAGAAGAAAGAAAAAACAGAACAAAATTTCAAAAAGCATATGACTTTTTATTTGAGCTATGGAACATACCAAAAGGAACGCTTGCTTCTTTTGACTTCTCAGCTATGTTTAGACAAGGTATAATGCTAGGTTCTTCAAACCCAAGAGAATATGCTAGAGCAACTAAAGTAATGCACAAGGCTATTTCGGAAGACTACTATAATGAGTTTGTTGCTAAAATAGAAAACTCAAAGTATTTTCCACTGATGATGGAATCACTTTTAGAAATAACAGATACAAGCGGAAAAATAAACAAATCAGAAGAGTATTTTATAAGCAACCTGACTAAAACAAAAATAAAAATAGCAGGTAAAAATGTCAATTTTGTCGGAATAGGACTAGAGGTTTCTGAAAGAGCATACTCTTCTTTTTTAAACAGCCTAAGAGCCGATGTTTTTATAAAAGGTGTTGATATTCTTGAAATACAAGGACAAAGCCCTGCAACAAACCCAAAAGCATATAAAGATTTAGCTAAAGTAATAAACTATGCCACAGGAAGAGGTAAACTTACAAAAGACGATAACGTCAACAAACTTCTTAATGCCGTGTTCTTTTCACCAAGAATGATAACTGGAATGTTCGGATTATTAACTATGGCCTCTAATCCTACAACCACTAAATATGCTAGAACTCAAGCTTTAAAATCTTTAGCTACTTTCGTAGGCTACCAAGGTTTAATAAAACTACTTTTAGGTTCCGCTTTTGGTTTAATAAACTCTTTATTTATTGATGAAGAAGACAAGGAAGAAGTGGTTTTGCTTAATCTAGACCCTAGAGAAACTGACTTTAATAAAATAAAAATAGGAAACACAAGATATGACACCTCAGCAGGTTGGGGTGTTGCCTTAAGAACGGCTGCAAGATTTATTACATCCGAAAAATCTTCAAACGGAGTAGTAACAAGTTTAAACGAGGGGTTTAAATCTAATTCTTTTGATGAAGTAACTAACTTTTTTAAAAATAAATTAAGCCCTTCGGCTAGATTTTTGTATAATTACAAAGCAGACAATCACCCAACAGACATATATAAAACCCGAGAAGAAGCAACAACATATGATTACGTTCAGGCATTATTCGTTCCTTTAACAATATCAAGCACAATGGAAGATGTTTCAAATTCTATGGATAACAAACAAGGTTCTACGGTAGCTAAAACAACGTTTAACTTTATTCTTAACACTTACGGAATAAACTCTATGACTTACGGGGAAAAATTGCCTAGCCTAAAAAGCAATCAAATGTCACCGCCTAAACTACCTACGCTTAAATCACCACCTAAACCTTAAAAGAATGGACACTCTTATAACAAAACAAATTACAACCATAGAAAAGCACATAGAAGCTCTATACAGCAGCTATGAGAAAATGATTGATATTCTCAACAAAGAAATGGATAGCACAGAAGATGAAGAAGGTAAAGTTTCTGTTTCGCTAAAAGATAGCCAGGTAAAAAACTTTGCTGACGGAATAAACAAGGCCGCTGAAACCGCTGACAACTTGCTGCAGAGAATACAAGAGAAAGAAACCCAGCTACAAAAAATAAAGTACCCTAACAAAAAAGAAGAAAAAACAGCAGACGACAACCACCTAAATAAGAGACTTAAGTAATGGACAAAAGCTACAGAGGAAGAATAAGTGAAAAGCTTAACCCATACGACATAGTGCCTAAAAAAGACTATGACAAAGCAAACAAAGAGAAGTCATGGGAATTTAGAGATTATCCAGAGTACGATATAAACTTTATTTGCATAAGTAAGGACGGAACACTGGGCGATATATTCAAGGTTGGCGATTTATACATTGGGCTACCTAGCGAAAAAATAGACGGTCTCATAAATAAAGCAGACAACAACGGGGTAGTAGATAAAAAACCGTGGGTTAAAGAAGTAATAAATAAAAACAAAAAACCAAAGTACGCAAAATGGCAAAGAAATACCGAACACCTAAAAGATTTTGAAGACGTTTGGTTTAGTTACAAAGCTAGAATGAACAAAGAAAAAGCAGGTATTAAACGCCAGCAGGTAAGAAATCAGTTTATTTTAGAAAGAAACAACTTACTAAGAAAAAACAGCGAGTTTGTAGACAGTGAATTTGATAAAAGAGAGCATGGTATATTTGTTAAAATAGATGAAGACACCCACTACATAACAGGCTCTAACTGGATGTTTTTACAGCACTACTATCTTACAGAAAGCGATATGTACCCTAGCTTTAGAATGGTGCAAACAGAGGTTCATTGGCACTGGGAAGCTTGCGTTGCAGACAGACGTTCATGGGGCGAAATAAGAGGTAAAGGGCGAAGATCATTTTGGTCTGTAGAAGCAGCCTCAATAGCTCTTGATATGTTTAGTTCAGTAAAGTACGCAGAAATTCCAATAGTTTCAGAAAGAAAAGATTTAGCAGAAAAGTTGTTTAGCGGTAAAATAGTTAAGTCATGGGAATATTTTCCTATTTACTTTAAACCTCTTATAGAACTACCTAATGACGAGCCTAAGTCTGTTTTATCAATCAATCACGAAACAGAGCGCAGAGAAAGCGGAAACATATCCTTCTATCCTACAAAAGAAACTGCATACGATAGTACTAAGGTAAAGCCTTTCTCTATTAACGATGAAATAGGAAAATGGGAAGAGTGTTCGCTTATCGCGTATCTATCAAGACATGAAAAATGTCACACGCAAGGCGGTGGAAAAGCAAAGTTTGGTAGCACCGCAGGGGAATATTTTAAAGGTGGCGGACTAGAATTTGAGGTAGAATTTAAAAACGCAAACGCTAAAGAAAGAAACAAGTTAACCGGTAGAACAGCAAACGGGTTAATCTCTTTTTTTATAGACTATTGTTACACAATGACAACGCCAAAAGAATTTTTTGACGAGTGGGGATATTCAGTTGTATTTGACCCAAAAGAACCTATTATTAGTCAAAACAACGAAATCTTAGAGTTTGGGGCAGAGTCCTATTGGAACGCTACTCACGAGCAATTAAAAGCTATTGGTCAAAAGAAAGCAATTAACGGATTTTTAAGAGACAGCCCTAGAACAATACAACACATGTTTCGTAACGAAGGTGGAAAAAACAATGACTTTGATATTGAAAACTTAAATAATCATGCTGACTTCTTAGACTCGATTACCGACTATGACATGAAACAAATAGTCTTTACAGGTAATCTAGCTTTTCAAGGCGAAAAGTTTAATAGCAATGTAGAGTGGCAGCCTCACCCTAGAGGTAAATTTAAAACAACGTGGATTCCACCAAAAGAGTTACAAAACCAATCAAGCATTAGAGAGTTTCACGGGCAAAAATTAAGAATGCCTGATAATAATAATATAGGCGCTTTGGGTGTAGACAGCTATGATATATCTCAAACAGCAGACGGTAAAGGCTCTGACGGAACAATAAGCGGCCTCACAAAAACAAATATGGCAGGTGCGCCTAACAGATCATTTTTCTTAGAGTATTGTGAACGGCCAGACAAAGTTGAGTTTTTCTATGATGATGTAATAATGGCTTGTCAGTTTTTTGGAATGTTTGCTTTAGTCGAGCAAAACAAACCAAAACTTTGTGAGTACATGACGGCAAACGGCTATAGAGGTTATTCTATGACAAACCCAACTAAAAAATGGAAAGATGCTTCACCTTTTGACAAAGACCATGGCGGTATAGCTTCATCAAAACAAGGAAACAATGACCAAGCAAGTCTCTTAAAAGACTACATATTTGACAACATAGGCGTGAACCTAGAAACCGAATGTAAAGTTTACTCTAAAAAAAGAATACAAGAGTGGATAGATTTTAATGTTAATAAACGCAAAAACTTTGACCTTGCAGTAGCAGACCAATTAGCTTTGCTTGCTTGTCAATACATGGCTAACCAAAGAAAAACAGTAAGCATAGGACAAAACACAGGCATGTCTTTAATGGTTTTTGAAGCATAGCACATTACCTAGAACAAGTATAAGATAGAATTATTTTTATTATTTTTGAATTTACACAAAAAACAAATGTCAAACTCTTTATCTAGTAATAACTTTCCCGATGATAACCTTAATAATAAGGAAAAACTAGACTTATCATTTGGTGCCGATGTAGGTAAAGCTATATGCGGGCAATGGTATAATAACTCAGCTATAAGCCACAGAAGAACTTGGGTTAGAAAAATGAGGGAATATTCTCGTGGCGAACAAACCACCGACTACCGAATAATAATTGAGGGAAAGAATTACAAAAAAGACGTTAAGACCCATAAGATAGAGTACGACAAGTTGTTGCGTGTTATGCCTACTTTTAAGGATATAGTTATTAATCCTATTGACGAAAGTTTATTTGTGCCAAAAGCAGAAAGCATAGATGCGACTAGCATAGACGAAAAGAAAAACTACTTTGACAAACTAGAAAAAGCATTTTACACAAAAGATGTAATGGCACAAGCTAGTGCCGCAAGTGGGATAAACTTAACAGACCCAAACACGCCTCAAACACAACAAGAACTTACTGTTAGAAAGCTAGAGTATAAGCCCATGATTGAGCTAGCGCAAGAGCTATCAATAACAGAAGTTATGAAACATCAAGAGTTTGAAATAATAAAAGATAGGGTAGATGAAGATTTGTTTGACCTAGGACTTGGTGTCGCCAGACATTATACAGACAAATCAGAAGGTATTATCTTTAAGTATGTTGATCCTTACAATTTTATTCACAGTACTTTTGAATATGAAGATGCTAGAGACTTAAGGTATGCTGGTGTGTGGAACAAAGGGACTCTTGCAGAACTAGAAAAAGAATGTGGTGGACTAAGCGAAGCTACTAAAAGTGCAATAATACAGACCGCAAAAAACAACTCAGATAAAAAGCAACACGGAAACGGATTTAGCAACGGACAAGTAAATTCAGAAGACGATGAAAGACTTTACGAGTGGGTTTCTTTTGCTTACAAAACGTCCTTAAAAAGAGTTTATAAAAAGCAAAGAACAAACAAAGCTACTACTCTTACAGATAGAACAAATGATGAAGGAGAAAGCTCAGAGTACAAGCCTACTAATGCAAGTAAGAGAATGGAAATACCCTATAACATTTGGTTTGAGGGAATATATGTTCCTGATGCAGAAAAATGTGTTAGCTGGAAATTAATAGAAAATCAGATAGACGAAGGGGTTAACAACGCTATGTGTCCATTTATACTCTACGCACCAAAAGTAAAAAGACTTTCAGAAACAGGAAACGTAAGGTTTGATTCTATGACCGCAAGAGCAATTCCTATAATAGACGACATAGAGCTTGATTGGCTCAAATTTGGGCAGTTAAAAAGAGAGCTAAGACCTAATACAGTTGAAATAGATACAGACGCTTTAAACGAGGTTATGTTAGGTTCTGAAAAAGTAAGCCCACAAGATTTACTTAATATGTTTTTTGGTCGTGGACTTCTTTTAAAAAGAGGTACAAATGACGACGGAGAGGCAATGACCCGAGCTATTACAGAAAACAGCGGTGGAATAAATAACTCTAGCCTAGCTTTTTTAGAAAATCAATTAGCTACCGGACTAAGTAGACTAAGACAAGTTTTAGGAATAAACGAAATACGGGACGGTAGCGCAAACACAAACGCTAGAACGGCTGCCTCTATTCAAAAAATACTAGCAGCAAGCTCTAATAACGCAACAAACCACATAGTTAAAGGAAGTTTTGCCATATCTCTAAAGTTTGCGTCAGCAGCTTCATTAAGGCTTATTGACGTATTGTCTACGCCTGAATTGTCAGACATGTACATTAACATAATAGGAAGAGAAAACGTACAAATATTATCGCTTATCAAACAAATACCTATGCGTAGGTTTGGTATTTACTTTGACTTTAAACCAGATGATGAGGATAGAAAAACATTTGAGCAAGCATTAGTAGAAGCCTATAGTAAAGGAGAACTTAACGCTGCACAGTATTTAAAGGCAAGAGCAATTAAAAACGTTAAAAACGCTGTTAAATACATGGAAATAGTGATTGAAGAAAACACCGCTAGAAAGGAAGCTCAATCAATTAAAACCATAGAAGCACAAGCCGAAGCTAACTCTAAAACAGCCGTTTTTTCAGAACAAGCAAAGCAACAAACTGAAACGGTTAAGTTTGAGTCAGAAAGCACTATATTAAGACTTAAATACTCACTTGACAATGAGTCGGCAAGACTAAAAGCTTTGTCTGAAAACGCTTTGGCGCAAGAAGAGCATATTAGAAAAATGGAAAGGTTGCAGTTAGAGAAAGACGTTCTTTCAGATAAGATAATTTATCAAGAAGAAATGAAAAACAAGCGCGAAGACCAAAGAACAAGTAATCAATCTAAATTAATTGACAAAAGAAAATTTGACAAAGAGCCTACTTTTGGACAGTTAATAGAAGACATATTTGCTAATAGTCAATTACCAACGCAAGAACAAAAAGCGATATAATATTGTTATTTTTACGATATAACTACAGGCAATGGCTAAGATTAAAAACATATTAAGATACCCGCAAGACGTTAAAATAACGGAAAATGACTACGTTATAGGAACTAATGCAGACTCTAATAAAGTAACAAAAAACTTTAAAGTAGGCGACCTTTTAGATTTTTTTGAAACACGTTCTAATATTATAGGTCAAAACAATGTTTTTGTAGAAAAGCAGTATGAAGGTAATGGCGGTTTTCTGTTTGAAAAAGTTTCAGAGGCGGTAAATAGTAACACCGCTTTTACAGTAGCCGCAACAGAACTTTACATAGTCTCAAACGCATATATTGTCTACCCTAGCATAGGTACGTTTTACTTTAAAACAGACTACTACCTTTTTAAACGTGGAAAAGGAACCTACGGGCTAGGACAAACACTAACTATTGAAGAAGATTTTTTCTTTTTGAGAACTACCGAGGGTAAAAGTTTTGTGCAAATAGGCAACTTAGACCCGACTATAGAAACTATTGTTTACACAAGTCTAACAAACCCCGTTGAAGCTGTAAACACGTCTGCTGAAACATACAGCATACAATTAAATAGAGACACGTTTTTTATAATAAAATCAACATCTCAAACAGTACCTGTACCAAATATAGTTTACAGGTTTGTCGGTTCGGCTGGAACATATGGTTTTGGTGGAACGCTAACCGTTGAAGAGGATTTTTTACTTATAGAAGACCAGTCACAAACAAGCACAACAAATGCTATAAATGCAGTTAGTGTTCTCTTTCAGCCTTTAGAGTTTCTTTCGGGAACTAACGTTCAAGAAGCCATAGAGTCACTGTACACTCTTGTATTAGAAGGTAGTGCAGAAAACAATATATCAAGAGTAATCTATGTCACAGACGGAGACTTAACAAGTTACACAGGAACATTAGAGGAAAAAATAGCAAAACATATAAATAGTTTGAACTATGACAAGAAGTCAACAGACTCTGATATATGGGTAGAGTACACAGAAAACACTGGAATATTCAGTCAAGAATTTAACGAAATATTTTCATAAAATGAGCACACAAAGAGACCAAGTACTATTAGAAGTACAGACAGCAATAACTGCGCAAACCCAAGTAAACGGAATTACACCTGCAATACTAGGTCAAATAATAGCAGATGCAATAAGTTTAATAAATCTATCAGTTGTAAATGACTTTATTGTAGTCAACAATATTGTGATATCTTCTTCTAAAGGGGTTAACATACCACAAGGAATTACGGGCATTGGTGATTATGCTTTTTCTGACAACCAGCTGACAAGTTTAACCATACCTAACTCAGTTACAAGTATTGGTCAAAATGCTTTTTTCGGCAACCAACTGACAAGCGTAACCATACCTAACTCAGTTACAAGTATTGGTCAAAATGCTTTTTCCAGTAATCAACTGACAAATGTAATCATACCAAGTTCAGTTACAAGTATCGGTAATTCCGCTTTTTTCGGCAACCAGCTGACAAATGTAATCATACCAAGTTCAGTTACAAGTATCGGTGTTGCTGTTTTTCAAAATAACCAACTGACAAGCGTAACCATACCTAACTCAGTTACAAGTATCGGTAATTCCGCTTTTTCCAGTAATCAACTGACAAATGTAATCATACCAAGTTCAGTTACAAGTATTGGTCAAAATGCTTTTTTCAATAACCAGCTGACAAGTTTAACCATACCTAACTCAGTTACAAGTATTGGTCAAAATGCTTTTTTCGGCAACCAACTCACTACGGTAGAAATATCAGCAACATGCACATTCGCAGTTAATTCATTTGATAGTGGCGTAACAATTACAAGAAGACCGTAATGAAAAAGCAATACAGAATAATAAACAAAGGCAAAGGTGTACTGGGCATCACCAAAGACAACTTGCAAGAAGTAGGTAATGAAGCTGTATTGAGCCCATCATTATACCTAGGCACGTTCGCGACATTAAACGCCTTAAACACCGCACACCCAACACCTGCAAATGGCACGTATGCCTTTAGCACCGACCGCACAACGCGGTGGAATAGAATAGAGGGACAATGGCAAATCGAAAGCCTAGGCAACGCAGAAAGCGCACCGCAAGAGCTGTACCAAAACATAAATGAATTAATTAATGCACAAGCTACACAGTCAGGCGACACCTTGTATTATGTAGGTGATGCAACGCAAGACCCAGCGGTTGTGGCTCGCGGTACAACTGACGCTTACTACATTTATTCGGGGCAAGCAAACGGGGTTTTAAGTGACTATATGTTGCAACCTACAGATGCTTTTGCACCTGTGGTTTTAGATGCAGGTCAAAACATCACTATTGTAAATGACGTTGTAGACGTTAAAATACCACCTTTTGAAATTGTTAGTGCTATTTTAGGTACTACTGGTTTATTTCCACAAAACCTTACTATAGATTCATTAGGTAATATTTACACAACAAATTTTGACGCAAATAACGTAACTAAAATAACCCCTGCTGGTGTATCTAGTATTCTAGGAACTACAGGTTCACGTCCAACAGGCATTGCCATAGATTTACAAGGTAATATTTACACTGCAAACCAATTTTCAAACAATGTAACTAAAATAACACCTGCTGGCGTATCAACAATTCTAGCAACTACAGGTTCACAACCAAGAAGTATTGCAATAGATTTACAGGGTAACATTTATACTGCAAACTCTGTTTCAAACAACGTAACTAAAATAACACCTGCTGGTGTGTCTACTATTCTAGGAACTACCGCAACAAGTCCATTTGATATTGTTATAGATTCATCGGGCAATATTTACACTGCCAACGCTAGTTCAAACAACGTAACCAAAATAACCCCTGCTGGTGTGTCCACTATTCTAGGAACTACAGGTTCAAGTCCATACGGCATTGCAATAGATTCACAAAGCAACATTTATACTGCAAATGCTGACTCAGAAAATGTAACTAAGATAACACCTGCTGGTGTATCTACTATTCTAGGTACTACAGGTTTATTTCCATATGGCATTGCAATAGACTTACAAGGTAATATTTACACCGCAAATGCTGACTCAGACAATGTAACCAAAATAACACCTGCTGGTGTATCGACTATTCTAGGAACTACAGGTTCACAGCCATTTAATATTGCTATAGATTCACAAAACAATATTTATACAGTAAATGCGGGTTCAAACAACGTAACTAAAATAGGAAAAGACACTAGAAGAAATCTAGCAATAAACGACGCTGGTAATATTGTAAGAACTGATTTACCAGAAGAGATAGACACATTCCCAACCACTTACACGCCCACAGGAACTGTTACAGACAGGCTTGTAAACTACGGCAATGGTACAAATAATAACAACCGTAGCGACGCGTACACGCTGTTTAAAAACGGAATGCAAAAGTTCTTTACGGCTGCATTAAGCACTATTACAAACGCTGTTAAAGGCTCTGTAGTGCTAGACGAAAACGCAAGGTTGCACATACACGACGGCACCGCGTTTAAAGAGGTTGCGTTTAGTGATGAAGTAAAAAGTTTAAAAAATGACATCGTAAAAGGCGCGAGTTACTTTAATGATTTTGACGGAAATATAATTAACTCACTAAACGACGGTAATTTTATTTATACAGGCGTCAATGGTGGTACAATAAGCCAAACCCTTGACGCAGCATTTGACGAGGATGATGTTTTAAGTTTGAGATGCTCAAGCGCAATTAATTCAGCTGCTTATTTTCATAACTCTAATGGTACTACTGTCAGTTTTAAAAACGTAGAACACCGAGCTAAAGTAAGAGTAAAAGATTTAGCAACAGCAGCAGATAAATTCTTGTTTATGTTTGGAAGGGCAAACAACCCGACAATTATGAGCTCATTTAGTTGTTATGGCTTCATTTACGATAAAGCAGGCGACTATTTAGGAACAGCAAGCGACAATTGGCTCGCTGTTACCAGAAATTTCGGAGATTCAACAATAGTCGACACTGGTATTCCTGTAATTGATTCAGTTTATGTGAGATTGATGATAAGATTTACACCTACAAGCATAGCATATTTCTTTAACGGCGTTTTAGTTGCTACAATCACAACCAATATTGTCTTAGGATTTTCGCGCGATTTAATGGCAATTCAAAAAACGGCAGCGGGGACAATTAGTCAAGAGGTATTAGTTGACTACTACGCAAGAACGCAAACGAAAATAACACCTAGAATATATGACAACTAGATACAAGCAAACAATAGGCAACACTACGCACATAAGCGAGGTTAAGCCCAAAACAGGAACGTTCGAGACAATCACTTTATCAGATCCACCAGTAGAAGTGCCTAGCACGGTAACGGCAATACAGTTTCTTGCACAGCTATCATTTGAGGGTATAGCGCAATCGCAAATACTTGCAGTTATAGACACGCTGCCAGAGCCTACCAAGACACTGGCACGGGTAAGCTTCCTTAGAGCCGGAACCTTTGACCGCAGCAACGCGCTCATGTCTTTAGTTGGTCAAGCTTTCGGCAAATCCGAGTTAGAGATGGATGAAGTTTTTATAAAAGCCAACAAATTATAATGAAAAAAATAAGCATAGGCGGCTTTACAAATCGTGAAGCCTATAAAAAGCAGCCGTTTTGGTTGCTCAAAAATGAGCCTGAGACCTTGCATAAGCACGAGCAAAATTTATTGGATGGAATGCGTCATACAGGGTGCGATATTGCTGCTCTCTATGCATTCTCAATATCTTTTAATTACTTTGTCGAAAACCCAACGCAATACGACGGTGCAAGTGGCGATGTAGAGCTGCACAAAGTACA